AGGGTTAGCTCCAGTTCCTTGCGCCGCATTTGTGTTTAGTCGAACATCATAGTTATACCCCGATAACCCTGCGTGCCAAACCATCCAATCAGTTGTGGCATTGCGTGGTTTCCAAATTAGCATTTTTGGAGCGGCTCCCAAACCATGCCCAATTGTGGCGTTGTCTGTTCCGTTCCCCGTATAAGTCACAATCGAAAACCCAGCCGTAGGGTTGGCACTAACTGTTGAGGTGATAGAGCCATCAGTGTTGCTTACACCAGCGCCGTTGGCTTTCCAGTTCCATGCGACATAGGTAACACCACTAGCATTAAAGGATGCGCCTGAGTTAATAACATACCCGTCACCGTTTACCGACTGAATATGATTTGATGCGTCTGTGCCCTCTGCATTTGTAGCGTTTGAGTACAAATATTTTGTAAATCCACGCACGGCATCTGATAATTGATGCGAGTAAGAACCAGACGAGCGGCTCTTAGTCCAGTTAAAATCGGTTTGAAATCCAACACCTGTAATGCTTTTTCCATTACTTCCATCACCCGTATACAGCACAGGATTGAAATACTCACTCCCATCCTTAATAGTCGAGTCAGGCAGGTTGTATGTGTTCAGACTCTTAAAGCCAGCGGGTGGGGTGTAGGCAAAGGGGCGTTGACCGAAGTTGTAAGTTGATGATGATTGATAATTTGCGGCGTATGGGAAATAATCTAATGTGCCATCTAAAGTGGCAAATGGGTTGGTTCCAGCATCGGGGTCGCCTGAGTTTTCCCAAGCGCCGCCGTTGGTGCGTATCCATAATTTACCTGTGTCAGAATCATAAGCAAAGCACCTAGTTTGACCTGCGCTAATTGATGCACCACTCAAACCCGAGCTGCTATTGTTGACGTAGTAATTACCTGAAGAATAGTACGCCAAGCCCTCTACGTTATAACCAGCAAAGCCAAGTGTTGCTGCCGCCTCAGACCCAACAGGTAGTAAACCCATGACTGGGTAATACGCATACGTCGGCATTAAAGTGTCTGCGGTTATCTCAAAGTACCATTTGCCTGAATTTGATGGTATAGCCATCGTGCATAGGTAATTCCCTGTGCCTGAACCGCTTTCAGTATGCTTTAAATTGGCGTTACTAAGCGTTCCATAATTTGGCGAACTCGCAACATCTGCTAATGGATTCAACGTAGCATAGTTTGCCACATCCTCACTAGTCAGCGTGGGCACATCGGTCATGGAGTCGTAGGTTGCCCCGCTGGTCACGCTGATGTTGTTTGGTGTCCAGTTGTTTCCGTTGCCCGAGTAGTCATACCCAAGTGTTGTGGTGTTGGTGTTATCGCTGAAGTTCAGAAAGAACCCGTTAGTACCATGCGCTCCGGCGTAATTGATTGGTTGCCACACCCCGGTGTTTGGGTTGTATTTACCAAAGTAGGTGGGGTCTAGGGCTTGACCGTCGATGAAGTTAATTTCGGTGAGGTAGCCGTCAAAATCGTTTCCTGCGGTTTGGGTATCCCTGCCAATGTTATGTGCAATTGCACTATTGATTGTGTTGTTAGTCATACCAGCACTTGTAATTACTTGCTGGTTGTTGACATATACATTCATTGTCGTGCTGTTTGCAATAGCAACAACGTGATACCAAGCAGATGGGTCACGGAAAACTGCGGTGCTAGTTGTTAGAACAGAACTACCATTGTTTGTAAACCAACCGATTTGGTCAGAACTTGAAAAATACAAAGCGCAGTCATTAAGCGCAGTGGTGCCAGCCCAAAATATAAATTGATTTGCTCCTAATTTTCCTCGTTTAACCCATGCACTAAATGACCATACATTTTGACTTGTAGGGGTTCCAAAAGTCCGACTCAAATAAGCCAACGCACTAGACCGAAAGCGCAAGCTGCGGTCGATGGTGTACTTATGCACCGCCGCAGAACCAGGTAGAGCCTTATTATTAAAAAGATTAGGCATATTTAATAGTCGGCTGTAAATACGGCATGAACATTAGATGTTGCTCTTACAATGTAATCAATTCTATCAATCTTATCAGGCGCGCTTGATATCGTTGGAGCACTATTAGCCGGAAATTCCCAGTAATTCCCCCAAGAAACCGTTCGGCCTCCTGTGCTATCTTGTATAAGAAAAATAGAACCAGATTGGCCGGGTTCTGTATTTGCGGGATTTGCAATCGTTCTATTACCACCTAGGGTAACAGTAAAGACGTTGTTGTTTGCAAAATCTGGTGTGATTGTTGCTGCGTCTGTGAGGGTAGTCGGCGCCTTAATTCCTGCGCCAGAGAAGTTAATTTTACTGAGGGCCATAGATGTATTCCATAAGTAGGTTTTACAACCTATTTATGCTTTAAACCAGTATGTCGCCGGGGTCTTTACTTAGAATGAAATTGATGTATTCGCAAGCCAAATCCTCATCTCTAAATTGACGTATTAATGTCTGGCCTGTATACCTTGATATAAAGGTTAAGAGAATGTAATCTCTGTATACTGAAAACTTGATTATCCAGTTTTTCCGCACAACAGGTTGCCATGAACGGACACACAAACGTATGTCATCCAAGAGCAACCGTTGTTTAGATAGTTTGATAGGTTCTTCCATATACCTTATTATGTATATGGAAAGAAACCTTTCTTTTTACTTGGATGCCTTAGGCATGATGTTGTTTACCGATGTTTCGAACCAGTATTTGGCAACATCCAACGAATTGTGAGCTAGGGTTTTAGCAAAGGCACTTTGGCTATCGATGTAGTCGTTAGCGGCCTTGTTCAGAACCTTATCAGTAATAATAGCATTGGTTGCTGTGCGCTTGTAGTTTTGAAAGGCGTCAATAAAAAAATCAGCTGTGAACATAGTAATTCTCCTTATAGGTAATGTGATGTGTTGTTTAAAATCGATTTCACTTGTATTTCAGCTTGTTTCTCACCAATTTTGGAGAACCAAGCTAAAATTCTTTTGAAGGTTTTCATCTTTGAAAACCCTTTCTGCTTTCGAACACACGAACAAGGTGTTCAATCTCAGCAGTAGTTTGTGGTTTATATGTTTGAATAAATTTATCCAACTCCGTTTGATATGTGTTTACGGTAAAAGTTCTTTGTAAGAACTCTTTAATTTTGTTTAGCATTTTGTGCTTTGTCCTTATAATGTTTTACACTAATATTAGTGATTATACTAATATGTATGAGACAAAGCAACCCTTTTTTTAGAGTTTTTGTTCTAATAATACGCTTAGGCAATGCTTAGCAATTGCCTTAAATTTATACAATAAACCTTATAAGTATCGGTGCTGCCTTTGATAAGAAAGCTAGGACTTAATTAGGTGGTCCTTCCTAATCTTACATGACACCCACTGGTTATAATAACCTTCACTCAGTAGAGCATGGCGGTTAAAAATCTCAAAGGTTTCCCAATACGCACACTCAGACCGGGTCTTACACAGGTGTAGGATTTCTCTGGTATATTTTTCTGTTCCGTTTTGGTTCACTTCTTCTTGCAGTTCCTTATTACTGCCCCAATAAGTTACCCAATCAGATGACACACGGCTTCGGCGTTTCTTGCCTTTAACTTGCCGTGTCTTAGCCTTGGTAAAAAACTTCTTACCAATATATCGGCGACCACTCGGTATATGTGTTATCATGTACACAAATCCGAAATGGTCGCCTATATCTTCTTCTGTGAATTCTGTTGGTGTGTTATGAAAGAACCAAGTCATTCTTCATCATAATACTCATTACCAAAAAATTCATTTAGTTTTTTCTTGGCTTCATCTCTGTCTATTGCCCACACTTTAGCTGTAACAAATCGCCCAGCAATCATCATATCAAAGGGGACAGAACCGCAAAACTCAAAATCTTCTGGCATTACGGTCTCCACTTCAAAACATTTTAGATTCTTTGCTCTGAATATTACGTCACTGACATTCATCTATTCTTCGTCCTCGATATCTTCTGTCTCTATTAGGTATTCACCACAGAAACAACAGAATTGTGGATTATCCTCACATTCTTCTTCAGAAAATAGAATAGTGAATTCCGAACCACACTCGTCACATAAATGGTGTAGTTTAGCCATCAATCACACCATGAGGTTTTGGTACCACCATCATATGGTCTTGCGTGACCATTTTTAATTAACATTTCAGACAACCTTTCACCATCAATAATTACATCACCAAGTACACGACCACCGTACTTATCATGTTTCTGAAGTTCGATTTGCACTTTCTTAGCGTTTGCAATTGCTTTCTTTGTGAAAGCTGAGGCCTTCAATGCAGCCTCACCTTCTTTCTCACATTTAGCACGATGGCCTTTTTCTGGTGTATCAACTCCTAGTACACGGATTGATAGTTTCTTTTTGAGTGGGTCTGGCATAAATGGTGCGTCAAATTCTACTGTGTCACCATCAATGATTCTTGTAACTTTCCAGTCGTAAGGGTTTGCAAATACTGTTGTTGCTATTAGCATTATCCCAAGTAGTATTGTTTTTTTCATTTTTCCTCCTTATGTACAACTACATTTTACTTTATAATCGTTGATTGCAGCCTTCACAGCGTCCTCTGCCAAAATAGAACAATGTATTTTAACAGGTGGTAATGCTAGTTCTTGTGCAATATCTTGGTTTTTGATTGTTCCTGCCTCATCAAGTGTTTTGCCTTTGACCCATTCGGTTACAAGGCTACTTGATGCGATTGCAGAACCACAACCGTAGGTTTTAAACCTAGCATCTTCAATGACACCTTCATCATTGACTTTTATCTGTAGTCTCATTACATCACCACAGGCTGGTGCACCGACCATACCTGTTCCTACATTAATGTCATTCACATCAAATTTTCCTACATTCCTAGGATTCTCATAGTGGTCAATTACTTTTTTTGAATAGGCCATGTTAGACTCCGAAAGATGAACCGCAACCACAGGTTCTTGTTGCGTTTGGATTGTCTATAACAAACTGCTCACTCATCATTTCTTTTTTGTATTTAAGTGTCGAACCATCTATGTATTGATATGACATAGAATCGATTAACAATTTTACACCGTTACCTAAATCTTCAACAAAATCGTCCTCATTTATATCATAATCCCATGTGAAACCATACTGAAAACCAGAACAACCACCGCCTTGAACAAAGATTCTCAAGCCGGTAATTGATGGTGTATTTTCATCAATGTACAAATCTGTAATTTTTTCTTTTGCACTTGACTCTATGGTAATCATTAGAACTGCTCTGCCTCCGTAGATGTTTTGTTTGCTATTGTAGATTTTGCACCAACTGCCTCACTAATGATATCAAAGTAACCAACGCCAACTTCACGTTGGTGTTTGACTGTAGTGAAACCACGTTCTTGCGCGGCAAACTCACGCTGTTGCATTTCACTGTAACCAGCCATGCCACGTTGTTTGTAGGCTTCTGCCAGTTCAAATGTCGCCAGGTTGACATTATGAAAACCTGCTAGAGTAATAAATTGGAACTTGTATCCCAATTGGCCAAGTTCTCGTTGGAAGGTTTCACACTCATCAACAGATAGGAACTTGCGCCAATTAAAACTAGGACTACAATTATACGCAAGCATTTGGTTTGGGTATCTTGCCTGTATACTATGGGCGAATTTACGAGCTTGTGCCAAGTCAGGCGTGCTAGTTTCAAACCATAAGAGATCAGCGTAAGGGGCATAAGCAAGACCTCGAGCAATACAAGCATCAAGGCCGTTCTTAAACTTGTAAAAACCTTCTTCAGTCCTTTCATCGATGATAAAATCCTTGTCTAATGGGTCGTGGTTACTGGTAATAAGTGTCGCTGCTTCTGCATCAGTACGAGCCATAATAACAGTATCAACACCCGCTACGTCAGCAGCCAAACGTGCAGCATTTAGATTACGAATTGCTTGGCCTGTAGGAATTAAAACTTTGCCACCTAAATGGCCACATTTCTTTTCACTCGACAACTGGTCCTCAAAGTGTACGCCTGCAGCGCCTGCTTCAATCATGGCCATCATCAATTCATAAACGTTCAATGCACCACCAAAACCTGCTTCAGCATCGGCAACAATAGGTAGAAAATAATCAGTTTCTATTTTACCTTCACTAAATTCGATTTGGTCAGCACGCCGTAATGCATTGTTAATACCCTTTACAACCTTGGGCACAGAATCAACTGGATACAACGATTGGTCAGGATAGGTTTGTAGTGCTGAGTTTTGTGCTGCGGCTACTTGCCAACCAGATAGGTAAATTGCTTTCAGGCCGGCCTTTGCGTGTTGTACTGCCTGTTGACCATTGTATGCACCAAGTGTATTGATGTAAGGTTCTGTCTCCAACAGTTCTCTGAGGCGCCTGGCACCATGTTTGGCCATGGTGTGTTCAATTTGTAGACTGCCTCTTAGTTTATCTACAACTTCTCTTGGATAGTCACGTTTCTTCATGCTGCTTTACCCCACACATCTTCCCATGTTCCAGTCAATGCGCCTTTGGCATAATCTGTTGCACGATTTTCAAAAAAGTTTGTGTGTGTTGGTGCATTAATCATTTCTTCAACCCAAGGCAATGGATTCTTTTTGACTTTGAACACACCTTTCATGCCCATGCTGATGAGCCTGCGGTCACAAATGTAACGAATGTATTGCTTAACCTCATCAGATGTTAGGTTTGGCATCTCACCCATCTCAAACGCAAGGTCAATAAACTTATCTTCAAGTTCGACCATTCTTTCCGCAATGTTATAGATTTGTGATTTCAATTCATCGTTCCAGATTTCATTATTTTCCTGAATGTAGGTGCGGAACAATTTAATCATAGATTCTGTATGCATAGTTTCATCAACGATAGACCATGTAACAATCTGGCCCATGCCCCTCATCATGCCATGACGTGGGAAATTTAACAACATAATGAACGAACTAAACAACTGCATACCTTCTGTAAATGCAGAGAACGCAGCAATGTGTGCGGCTGTAGATTGTTTTGTTGAATTGTGAGAAGCAACATCGAGCAAGTATTCGTGTTTCTCTCTCATCTGTTCATACTCTAGAAATTCATGGTACATTGTCTCAGGCATACCAAGAGTTTCAATTAAATGTGAGTATGCAGCAACGTGTAATGCCTCTCTCGCAGCAAATCCAAGAAGCATCATACGAACTTCAGGCTGCGGAAAATAAGGCAAATAATTTTTAACATAACCACCAGCAACATCAACATCACCTTGCGTAAAGAAGCGAAAGATATTGGTTAGGAAATGTTTCTGTTCTTTAGTCAGTTTATTCTTCCAATCTTTCACATCCTCTAGCATCGGCACCTCACTATGCAACCAATGTGCCTGTTCATGTTTCAACCAAGCCTCATATGCCCAAGGGTAATGAAAAGGCTTATATGATTGTCTCTCCTCTGTTAAATTGGAAGATTTTTTAGATGTCATTCAACCACTCCTCTAGTTCTTTTTTACTTTTATTTCCTACTAATCGTTTCATTTCTGTATTCCCACTCAACATAATCATTGTCGGTACACCACGAATACCAAAATCAGCTGCAATTGTTGTGTTTTCATCCACATCAACTACTTCAATAGGTAATTTCGTGTCAACTTCTTCTAAAGTTTTGGCCAACATTTTACATGGGCCGCACCACGAAGCTGTAAATCTAATTATTCTTTTATCCATTTTACCCCTCGCAAGCTAAACAAATTTCTTCTGATACCAATTGTTGTAAGTCAATTTCTTTAATTACTTCCCTCTCAATTCTTTTGGCAACCTTATCAGCCTTTGCCAATTTTTCAGAACGACAATAATACAATGTTTTTAACCCGGCCTTCCATGCCTGAAAGTGTACAGCATGGAGAAGAATAATGTTCACATTAGGTCTGAAAAATAAATTAACGGATTGCGCCTGGTCAATGTAACCTTGTCTGTTAGCTGCGTGGTCCACAATCCATCTTTGGTCAATTTCCATAGCCGTTTTGAATACGTCCTTTTGCCAGTCATCAAGAAAGTCCAGATGCTGGACGGATCCGTCGTTAGCAATAATACTTGACCAGACCTCGTTGTAGTCAAGCTTAGGATTCTCATTACACTTCTCCTGTATAATTTTATCTAAGAATCTGTTTTTATTTAAAAATGCACCGCTCAATGTGTCTTGTCTATAAGCATTGGCACGATATGGTTCAACACTAGGCGATGTGTTGCCCATAATGATTGATGATGATGCATTTGGTGCAACAGCCATTGTGTGAGAAAATCTAAGGCCGGTGCCTTCAGCATCAGGCGCTTCACCTCGACTAGCACCTAATGCCAGATTTGCTTCATGTAAACCTTTTTTAATGTGGCTAAACATCTGATGGTTTGCCGAAGTGGCCAATGCAGATTCCCATGCAATATTGTTTTTCTGTAGATAGGCATGGAAACCAAGAGCGCCAACGCCAATAGACCGTTCACGCATTGCAGAGTATTTAGCTCGTTTTACGGCCGTTGGTGCATTGTCTATAAAGTGTTGCAAAACATTATCAAGCATTTCTGCAACATCTTGTAAAAACATATCATCATTTTTCCACTCATCAAAGTACTCTAGGTTCAATGATGACAGGCAACAAACAGCAGTCCGCTTCTTGTCTGTAGGTAAAATGATTTCAGAACACAAGTTCGATTGTTTGATGCTTAGTCCCAATTTCTTTTGAAACTCAGGCATTGCACGATTGCTGGTGTCAATGAAGTGTAGATATGGTTCACCGGTTTGCATACGAATCTCTAAGATACGTTGCCACAATTCTCTAGCAGGCACGGTGTCACGCACCTCACCTGTGTGTGGGTCTTTTAGTTCCCAAGTGTCATCTGCATCTTTATCGAGCATACATTTCTCGACCAACTGCATAAAATCATCTGTAATATTAATTCCATGATGCAAGTTCAGACAACGCATATTTTGGTCGCCGGTTGGCTTTCGCATTTCCAAAAATATGAGTATGTCAGGGTGGCTGATATCAAGATAACAAGCATAACTACCTCGACGAGTACGTCCCTGTCTGTAAGCAAGCGAACTAGCATCGTAAGTCCGCAGGTGAGGCATGACGCCCACAGACTTATCATCAGCAGAACGAATACCGATTCCAATTCCTACACCTCCTCCTAACATAGAGAGCCAATTGACCTCTGATAGAGTGTCAACAAGGCCTTCTGCACTATCATCCAAATATGGAAGAAAACAACTAATAGGTAGGCCACGCTTAGAACGGCCATAAGACAAAACAGGAGTGGAATAAGAAAGCCAATGCTTAGAAGAATACTCATAAAGTCGTTGGGCGTGTTCCGGATTGGAACCAAACGAGCTTGAAACAAACGCAAATCTTTCTTGTGGTGATTCTTCATCATCTTTCATGTAACTTTCTTTTAGTCTTGCCAATCCTAATTTATCAAACAACGTGTCACGATTATAGTCTACCTTAATACCATGTACAATTTCTTCCATTAATTACTCCGATTATTATTATTCTACAAACTCTTTCGACATAGGAAACACTTTTGAAATTACTTCAGCACAGGCCTTTGCCACATCCATGTGCTCTTTTTGTGTTCCGTTAGCCGAACGAAGTTGTATGTAGTGTATCCATGAACGCAATGTGCCGTTCATGTAGAGGCGAGAGACTGTATTCCCTTCAGGCAAAACAGCTCGAGCTTGTTCTTTTGCAATACCTGCTTCAATCGCAAAGGCATATGCTTCTTTGGCAGCTTCGATAACCTTTTTCTGTTGAGCTTCCCACATCCACGAAATGCGGCGACCCTCATCGGTGTCTAAGTCTAAGTAGATTGAGTTTTGTCTGTTTGTGTTATCTTGTAGTCGTGCTTCTCTAATCACAAAATCCAAATCTTTGGTTGGGTCTGCATACCTCTGACTGAATTCCTGAAATGAGAATGACCTGTGACGTAACATCTGTCTAGCAATATCTCTAGTCGTTTCAATTTCCAAGCAAGCGCTCACCATTTCAAGTGGTGACCAATGTTGATTTTTAATCAGATAGCGAATCAATCGTTCTGATGTTTCTGTGTTGTTCTGATTTGATGGATTTGAAACTCTAGCACAAAACGCAATCAGTTCCTGTACTACACTACCATCTTCATAATTAATTAATGATTTATCTGTTTGTGAAAAACTAATCAATTTCACCTTCATCTTATACCTTCTTCCAAAATACAAATTTGGTTTGAGCTTGCAAACCTTTAAATGTGTTACTACTTATAATATCTTCTATTTCATCCGATGACAAACCATTCATAATCATCTCATTTATGTCTTTGCCTTTGACATTATTTGGCCATATAACCACATTATAACCAGAATTTATAGCTTCACTCATAGTGTTGACGATTTCTCTATTACGGGGTTCATTATCAAATATCAATACTGAATCACCGACAACTGACTTGGCAACCAAATCTAAGTTAGCATCACCAGAGGCTAGACAATTATGTATAAACAATGAATCGATTGGACCTTCAACAATACGAATTTTTTTGGTAAAATCAATTCTATCTAACCCATAAATTAACTTATCATCACTCTCGGTAGTTCTCAATGTAATATAACGAAGAATTTTATCGTTAGTTTCCAAAGCACGACCAGAGACCGCAATCAGTTCATTATACTCATTATAGAATGGTATTACAAGCCTTGCGTCATTTAGTATGTTTTTGTCGCCTCCTGGCAGAATTTCAGATACAAAATCTCTATATTTGCTAGTAAATATGAGAGATTTATAGTGCTTGGCCGGCACCCCTCTTTTTCTCAAATAATCTAAACAAAAATGTCCACTTGGGAGCTTATCACAGTATTCGCCGTGTTGGAAAAATTGTTGTCGTTCAACCTTACCAAACTTTGGGGTTGGTATGTTGAAGTTTGGGTCTTTGAAATTGGAGAAACCGGATTCACCAGATTTATACCGTTCGAGGACGTACTCTTTGTGTAAACTCGCATCCAAGTTTTTGAGTAAATTTCCAAGGTTGGTACTCGCACTACAATTATGGCAACGATAGAATAAACCATTGCCTTTTTGGAAAACATAACCTCTGGCTTTAGTTTTGTTTCTCTGCGAATCACCGCAAAGAGGGCAACTAAAGTTCCAGAGGTTATCTTTTTTTCTCTTAAAGTTTCTTACTCTATGAGAAATTAGGTTAACATACTTAGAGTCAATGTGGAGTGTCATAGACCATACTATAACACAAAATCATTTACAATGCAAACGATAAAATTGTTCCTAAATCAATTTTGCCTAACAAAAATCCTGCCGAGATACAGGCACCTAAAATTATCCATTTCCACTTCTCAAGTTCAGGCATAGAAACGGCAAACTTACCACGATCTTGTTCCTTGTGTTTAATTAAATCGGAACGTAGGGCATCAATCCTAGAAGTAATATGGTGTTCGACTTCATCTATTCTATCATGTATCTCACGGTTAACTGTGGTAATTCTGGAATGTAACTCTTTAATATCTTCTTTCAATTCTGTCTCTGTTGTACTATGAGTATCATGCCTTTCTTCATGTATAGTAATCATTCGCAAGATGTTGGTATTAACTTCTTGCAATTTTTCAATAGATTCAGAAAGTTTCGTGCATAGTTTATCAGTTAGCTCTACATCTTTTTTAAGTAGGCCAATACTCAACTCCATTTTATGAATCTTTTCTTCTTCTGGATACATTAACTCATCGCTACGTTTGTAATACACGTTTGAATCATTTGAGCCAAAACTTGTTTACGATAAACTTCATCATCGTTTTGTGTTGTTCCATTTTCCACGTCCAAATTTTGTAGAAGATTCAAATATTGTTCTTTGTCTATTTCCATTCTTTCATATTGATGAACGATATCGGAGAATTCATGTTCTAGCTCTATGATGGTCATTTTATTTTTCCTTTTTCCAGAGTGTCCAAGCGCCATAGACGATTGCACCATAAGCTGCAAACTTAGCGAAAGGACCTAGAACAATAAAGGCTACGCCGGCACCAATACAAATGATGCCGTCCCACGATGTTCTCTCTTTGAGTCTATCTAATACCCATCCCATTATGCTTCTCCTACTTTGCAGTTACGCTTACGATGACCGTTCCATGCAACAAAGCCACCAACACGAAGTGCAAGATAAGCAGCCCAGTTTAGAACATGGATGCCGTTCTGCTCGATGTTGATATCACGGAACAGTTCATCAGCTTGTTTTTGTGTCATTGGTTCACAAGTATCTACTTTATTTTCTTTCAACAAGACTGTGTACTTATACACATAGTCGTGAACCAAACCGCCAGCCAGTAGAATACCAACAGGCGATAGCCATGATGCCAAGAATTTAGGCACCGAGGCGCCATCAAACTGGAACCCAGCCGGAATCACATACTTCTCACCGCCAACTTCAAAGTGCCAGTCTTTGGCAATTTCCCATTGGCGAACTTCCCAAAACCAACACCAAATAGCACTCCAAAAACCTCTACCATCCGTGGGGATACGAATAGGTTGCATATGAGGCATTTCTTTATACCTAAATCCAACAATGTCTTCATCCTGATCAACACCAAAAAAATTAATAACCCAACCAACTAAAATCAATACCAAAAAAGCAGTTGCCATCCAATAGTCTAGCAATAGACCGATTACAGTATCAACCATGGTTTTATCCTTTATTCTTTAGTTTCTTCCTTTTTCTTTGGTTCATAGTATTCTTTATATTGTTTGATGATTGATTTCTGTGAAGCAATGTAATTTCTGATTTCAGCTATTGTCATTGCTAGAGATTCGTAACCATCGTCAGTCAGTCCAATCAATACTAAGTCTGTGTTTTGGTTTTTAAGTTTTTCCCAAACCGAATCAACATTTTCTGGTGTAACAATAAACCAGTTCATGCTTCTAGGTTTTAGTGGAGTTGGTTCAGATAAATTAAGAGGTGTTCTTGCAACCTCTTTTTTCTGAATTTCTACGGTTTTTACTTCTGGTGTGCTAGGCCAAAGAGTACCGCAACCACTAATTAAGGATAGGCTTAAAGCTATTGTCGATAAGCGCAGGACATTCACGGTTGGCCTCCACAGGTGTTTTTGCATTTTTTTCTGCCTCATTTAAAGGTGCACCTGATGCTAGTTCTAAACATCTAAGTGCATTTATTGTTCCTTTATTAATAAGTGTTTCAGCTTTCTCTGTTTGTGCAGCTGCAAACACTCCAAAATCTCTCTTATCAAACTTTTTGGCTAACGCATCAACATCAGCTTTTTGTTTTTCGTTTTCCTCTTTAAGTTGTTTATTTACCTTTTGAATAGATTCGATGTCTTTCTTCATCGACTCTAACAAATCTTGTTGTTCTTTTATGCCTTCTTCAAGTTTAGCATTATTTGCTTCAGAGGTGGCAAGGGCCGCTTGTAAATTAGAAACGTGCCAAATACCTCCTGCGATGATTGCAACAATTGCCAATATCGCTAATGCTTTAATGGCACCACCAATACCCATAATTATTTCCTTTTAATAAACGTCAAAAAAGATTGTAACTTCTTTTTCTTTTTCTTTAAGTCCACACCAGGTTCGCCTTGAGGTCCAACACCTAGGCCTGCAACCTGGCCACCACCAACATTTACTGTTGGTGCATCTTCTGAAACTGGTTTAGATTCTGTAGGTTTTCCCATCTGTCTCAACTTTCTGGCTCGACAATGAGCCTTTTGCGAAAACCCTTTAGGGTTACTGCAATCTATACTCTTTTTGTACTTGTTTGACCAAGTCACTTACCTTGTCCTCTATATTCTTTGAAACTTCTTTTCTTCGACTTATTCATACTACTGAGCTTAACCATATGTGGTTTACCACTTGTATTGGTTTTCTTTTTCAAGTGCTCAATAATTGGTTTACTGGAACCACCACTTTTTTTTGAACTCATTTTATTTTCCTTAATGTATTAGCAATTTGTGAGTTTACTGGTATATCAGATGACAATATATCTTGTCCTTTAATACCACGAACTCTTTCAGGCATACAACTCAAAAATAACAAGTAAGTTTTTAAAGAGGAATAATCATCTTTTGTAACTTTAAAAAATAACAGTCGTGTTGCTACTTCTGGTCCAAAAACGTTACATAACACCACAATATGATTTAAAACTAATTGTACTCTAAGTTCATCATATTTTCTGTATCTAAGAAACAACCTTTTTAGATAGTTGAATCTTTTCATGTCATCTTTAAACTCACTCATTATACAGTTGGGACTATCATAAGCTTTAACTGCATACATCATAATATTATCATTTGTCAAATTATCAAAGTACATTTAATCTTCTTCTTCGTCTCCCTCATCCGATATGAGTTCTTCCATTCTATCGTCATCGCCTAGTTCAGCAAAGAATTCATAACTACCTTCATCGGTGAGATAATACAAAATGTAAATGCTATATTGATATTCTTCAGATGAAACACCATACTGGTCTATTTCAATAACAACTTCGTCTCCTTCCGGGTCAGCATCATAAAGTGCTGGCAGGTCAAAACCAAACCTGTGCAGCACTTTACGAATAGCCTGGATGCCAGCTTCTGGGGAAACAAAAGTGTCATTAAGACCGTTAGCAAGTAAAATATTAGCTTCCATACGAACCTTAGGATTGTCAACGCTAGACGAAGCTTCTCCCGTAGGTTCGTGGGCTTCAATTGCTTGGCCATCCTCAACGGATGCCAATTCAGCTAGATACTGATTAAATCTCATTATTAGGCATCAGGCAAGGTATCATCATCATTGCCAGACGATTGGTCGGCCGACATAGACCCCATTGCAACAAGTGTCTCCGAAAAGATACGGCCAGCCCGGCCACCGGTGCCTTCAGTACGAAGAATCCATCCAGCATGAGCGCCTGTGTTTGCAGAATCAACACTTTGTTCAGTAGAATCGACACCAAAAGTGCCTAACTGAATGTTGGTGACATAAGCACTGGTTGTTGTGTTTTGATATAGTGTTTCGCCGTTAACGGCAACACCTAGTCCGCCAGCAACTGCAAATTTTGGTGCGTTGTTGGCATCATCGTTGTTTCCCCAAAGTGACATATTTTTCTCCTAAAAAGTTAATGTTTATTATTTATGTTATTACATATTTTTTGTTACTGATTTGCTGAGTTGAGGTTCAGCTT